CGCAGACAGGAGGAAGAGGAAAAGCAACCGATGCCTGGACGGATTACCTTGGAAGAGTTGGAGGAAGAAAGGCAGGACATGCAGCCTCCACAGAGACAATCCCCGCCCACTTTTATGAAAGCATCTGGGACAGAGACAGAGGAAAAAACACCATGTGACATAGCGGGAAAGATTGTGGATGCTCCCACCCCGCCAAGTGCCATGGAACCGCCGGAGAAAAGAGTGAAGCCAAATTTAGAACAGCCCGCGTCCGTACCTTCACCGCAACCCGCACAGATACCCGCAAAGGGGGAAGCGGACAGCGCGTCAGAAGTGGAAGAAGCGCTGGAACGGCTGAACGACCTGCTTGCTTATTGTATGGACAAGGGGGAAATGGATGACCGTTCAAGGAGTTGGGCGCAGGATGTCCGAGCCTTATTATTTGCTATTGACTATTTGGATAGCTGCGGCTGATAATGGGAGTAAACCCACGATATAAAATAGAAAGCAGGTGCTCTAATGAGTAAAATTTATGATGGGATCATGGGTCTGGTAGTCGGGGATGCGCTGGGCGTCCCCTATGAGTTCAAACGCCGGGACAGTTTCACGGCAACCGACATGGTCGGCTACGGGACATACAATCAACCGGCAGGGACTTGGTCGGACGACAGCAGCATGACCCTTGCGACAGTGGAAAGCATTGGACGGCTGGGAAAGATTGATCCGGATGATATTATGCTGAACTTTTCAAAATGGCTGAATAACGGCGAGTTCACCCCATATGACGACGTTTTTGACATAGGAAATGCGACACATAGGGCAATCCAGAGGTTTGACCAGGGCACAGCCCCACTTGATTGCGGCGGAGCATCCATCATGGACAACGGCAACGGAGCTTTGATGCGGATTCTTCCGGCCGCGCTGATCCCGCATACAGAGGAGGAGATACGGCATGTGGGACAGCTCACCCATGCACACGAGATTTCGCGGACTGCCTGCCGCCTATACACCTACGTAGTGGAACAGTATGGACAGATTCAGGATATGAAAGCTGCAATCCATGCTTTAGGACGGTTGACAGCAGTCCGTTTGATGGAGCAGTTTAACCGCATTGCCGGTCTGGAAGGTTTGAGCCGCGAAGAAATCAGAAGCTCCGGTTATGTGGTGGATACGCTGGAAGCGGCGCTGTGGTGTGTCCTGAAAACAGACAGTTATCGGGATTGTGTTCTTACCGCTGTGAATCTGGGGGAAGATACGGATACCGTTGCAGCTGTAGCGGGAGGCCTTGCCGGGATTGCCTATGGCTGCGGTGGGGCGAACGGGATTCCCGATGAATGGATCGCACAGGTTCCCCGAAGGGAATGGATTCAGGCATTGTGTGAGAAAATGGAAGCTCATTTCTGAAAAAGGAACAGCTCAAAAGGACAAGGAGGAAGTTGTACCGGTGCAGGCGAAGCAATATCTGAAAGAGTTAAAACGACTGGATACCTGTATCCGACAGAAGTTGCAGGAGAAAGCTGCTTTATATACCAGCACAACGGGGGCTGTCCGGATGGATGCGGACCGGGTGCAGACTTCCGGATCGAAGGATGTCATACCGGACCTGGTACAACGGATTCTGCACCTTGAGGCCGAAATTGACAAACAGATTGACGATTTCACAGATCGGAAACACCGAATCATAAATCAGATTCAGCGGCTGACGAACGAAACCTACGTTTCTTTACTTTATAAACGGTATGTGGAGTTCAAGCGGCTTGAGGAAATCGCTGCGGAAATGAATTATACATATCTGTACGTGCGAAAAATGCATGGATACGCCTTGAAAGAATTTCAACAGATTCACAAAGAGGTGCTTGCGGACTATGAGACGGCTCTTGAGAAAAGAAGGAACACAAAGGAACATTTAAACATGCTATAATGATACTGTGGAAATCCGGGGACGAGTGCGCCCCGGATTTTTAATTGCACTTTGAAAGGCGGTGAATTCATTGAGCATAAGAGGCAGACCCCGGAGATTTAAGACAACAAAAGCGCTGGAACTGGCGTGGGAGCAATATAAGGAGTGGTGCAATAGCCAGACTGTGCTGACACATGAATTCAGCGCGAAAAATTCAGAGTTTGTCAGCAAACAGCTCACGCGCAGCGTGACCTATACGATCGAGGGTTTTTGCGTATGGGTGGGGCTTGCCCGGTCCAATTTCTATGAAACCTACGCGGAGGATGAGAAATTTCGGGACATCGTAACGCGCATGAAGGAAGAATGTGAAATAGATGCTCGGATGAAGTTCGAATTGGGCGTGATTGATCCGAAACTTGCGGCGCTCTGGATGAGCAAATACGGCTATTCCACCAAGACAGAGAGTAATGTTTCCGGTTCGGTTCCGGTTGTCATCTCTGGGGATGATGCGCTTGAAGATTAACCAAAAGCAGATCTATCTTCCCGACTGTGTGGGCAGGGGTTACGGCACCTATTGGCATTGGAAGGGCCGCTATCGGGTGTGCAAGGGAAGCAGGGCCAGCAAGAAAAGCAAGACAACGGCGCTGTGGTATATCTGGGCCATGATGAAATATCCGGACGCAAACCTGCTTGTAGTACGTAAGGTATTCCGTACTCTGAAAGACAGCTGCTTCACAGAATTGAAGTGGGCAATCAACCGCTTGGGTGTTCCGGAACATTGGGAGATCAAGGAAAGCCCCTTGGAAATGACCTATAAGCCTACGAACCAGAAAATCTATTTCCGGGGGCTGGATGATCCTTTGAAGGTCACGTCAATCACCGTCGAGCATGGCTATCTGTGCTGGATGTGGATAGAGGAAGCCTATGAGATCAGCGACGAAGACGACTTCAATATGCTCAATGAATCAATCCGTGGAGCGATCCCTCCGGAAACCAGACTGTTTAAGCAGGTCACCTTAACCTTTAACCCATGGAACGAACACCACTGGCTCAAAAAACGATTCTTTGACAATCCGGACGATGAGACCCTTGCCATGACGACCAACTACTTATGCAATGAGTGGTTGGATGATGCGGACCGCAAAGAATTTGAAGCCATGAAGCGGAACAACCCCAGGCGTTACCGTGTGGCCGGGCTGGGGGATTGGGGCATTGTGGACGGACTGATTTTTGAGAATTGGGAGGAAAAGCCGTTTTCTGTACAGGAGATCACAGCACTGCCGGGCGTCCGCTCCGCCTTTGGCCTTGACTTTGGTTATACCAACGATCCCGCCGCATTCTTTTGCGGATTGATTGACCAGCGGACAAAAACCATCTGGGTATTCGATGAAATCTACAAGCGCGGCATGAGCAATGAAGCCATTGCAGAGGAGGTTACGCGGGCAGGATACGCAAAAGAGCGGATCAAAGCTGACTGTGCGGAGCCGAAAAGCATTGACCGTCTTTATACGCTGGGCCTTTCCCATATCCATAGATCACGGAAGGGAAGGGACAGCGTAAACAATGGTATTGATTTCATACAAGATTACCACATCATCATCCATCCGAAATGCGTCAACTTCATTACTGAAATCAGCAACTATACCTGGGATACGGACAGCAGGACCGGGAAGAAGCTGAACAAACCGATTGACGATTTCAACCACCTGATGGACGCCATGCGGTATGCGCTGGAAGATTTCAGCCGGGGTGATACGTTCAGTTTCGAGTAAGCATGACAGATTTGCAAGAAAAACCGGGAGTTTTCCCGGTTTTCGTTTTGGAAGGAGGCGGTGCAGAGGTGGCATTCGGAATCAACAAGGTGATGGAACGCATCTCCAACATCATTCTTCGAGGCAGAAATACAGCTCTGACCGAAAAGGAATTTTATGAATTGGAGATTGGAAGATGGAGGCAAAGCCCGCAGCGGATCATGCAGATCAAAGGACAGCTTTATTACGAGAACGAACATGACATCCTGCACCGGAAGCGCACTATGATCGGAGAGGACGGGAAACTGCAAACAGTCGAGAATCTTCCCAATAACCGGATCATAGACAACCAGTACGCAAAGCTGGTAAACCAGAAAGCCAACTACATTGTAGGGCAGCCCTTTGTTGTGGAAAGCGGGAACGAGGTATATGCCGAACTGCTGAAACCGATTTTTGACAAAGGTTTTATGCGAACCTTGAAGAATGCGGTGAAATACAGCCTGAACAACGGCATTGCGTGGCTATACCCCTACTATGACAGGGAAGGGAAGCTTGCGTTTCGACTATTTCCCGGCTATGAGGTCCTGCCGTTTTGGAAGGACAGTGAACACACCGTCCTGGATTCCGCTATACGTCTGTATCTGGTGCAGGGATATGAGGGCCGAACCCCTGTCATAATCGAAAAGGTGGAGCTTTATGACCAGACAGGGGTTCACCGCTTCCTCTATGAGGGGGAATGGCTGGTTCCTGATCCGGATACGCCAGAGGGGGTTCCGGACATCTGCCAGATTACCGCCGCAGATGGGAACGGATTCAACTGGCAGCGTATACCGCTCATTCCCGTCAAGTACAATGAGCAGGAAATTCCCCTGCTGAAAAAGGTGAAGTCCCTTCAGGACAGCATCAACCTTATGTTGTCAGACTTTGAAAACAATATGCAGGAGGACGCAAGGAACACGATCATCGTCCTGAAGAATTATGACGGGACAAATTTAGGGGAATTCCGGCGCAACCTTGCCACATTCGGAGCCGTTAAGATTCGGTATGACGGGGACATGAAGGGTGGAGTGGAAACCCTCCAGATCACCGTGAATGCCGAAAACTATAAATCCATCGTTGAAATCTTCAAAAAGGCCATGATCGAAAACGGAATGGGCTACGACGCCAAGGACGACCGGCTGTCCGGGAATCCCAATCAGATGAACATACAGTCGATGTACAGCGATATTGATCTGGACGCGAACGACATGGAAACGGAATTACAGGCTGCTTTTGAACAAATCCTCTGGTTTGTAAACGTCTACCTGGCCAACGCCGGTCTTGGAGATTTTACAGGGGAGGATGTGGAGGTCATTTTCAATCGGGACATGATGATGGATGAAGGGCAGATCATTACGAACATCCGGAATTCTGTCGGGATTCTCTCCAACGAAACGATTATAGGGCAGCATCCGTGGATTGATGATCCTCAAAAGGAGCTCGAACGGGTGGAAGAGGAGAAGCGTAAGGCGCAGGAGGACATGTTCAATCAGTCCGTTTTCCCTAATGGCGGCGGAGAAAGCCCCTTTCGGTCAAAGCAGAGCGGCACAGCAGATGGGAAAGGCGGCGTGAAGGATGGCAGCGGCTAAACTGAATGCAGCCTATTGGAAAAAGCGGTTCCGGGAGATTGAAAAGCAAGCCAATTCAGCCGGTGCAGATAGCCTTTCCTACATAGCGGAGCAATACCGGCAGGCCGCAAAGGAGATTGAAGCGCAGATTGCAACATGGTATATCCGGTTCGCGAACAACAATGGGATTACCATGCAGGAGGCTCGGCAGCTGCTTGCCGGGGATTCTCTGAAAGAATTCAAATGGACCGTACAGGAGTATATCCAGTATGGGAAGGAAAACGCCCTGAACGGGGCATGGATGCGGCAGCTCGAAAACGCCTCCGCGAAATGGCATATTACCAAGCTGGAAGCCTTAAAACTGCAAAACCAGGCCACGATCGAAGCTCTGTTCGGCGGACAGTATCAGTCCCTTTCCGGGGCGTTGTGTTCCATCTACCAGAGCACTATCATTCCTGCTATGAGATGCACAAAGCCTTTGGGATCGGCTGGAACATTGCGGCTATAGATCAGAACAAGCTGTCGGCGGTCCTGTCAACGCCTTGGGCGGCGGATGGAAATACCTTTTCGGACCGGCTTTGGTCAAACCGGCAAAAGCTGATTCAGGAGCTACAGAGCACCTTGGCCCAGGGAATCTTGACCGGCAAGAAACCGGACAAGCTGATTGCGGAGATGCAGTCCAAAATGAATACCTCCAAATCCAACGCGGGGCGGCTGGTGATGACCGAATCGGCGGCGGTGTCCGCTATGGGGCAAAAGGACGCTTTTGGGGAATTGGGTGTGGAAGAATTTGAGGTTGTGGAAACGCTGGATTCCCATACATGCGAGGTATGCGGGACAATGGATGGACAGCATTTTCCGATGTCTGAATACGAAATTGGGGTGACCGTTCCACCTTTTCATCCATGGTGCAGGGGCTGCACCTGTCCGCATTTCAACGACGAGTTTACCAAGGACGGCACCCGTATCGCACGGGCGGCAGACGGTACACAATACTATATTCCCGGGAATACGACCTATAAAGAGTGGAAAGACGCTTTTGTGGACGGGGACAAGTCCGGGTTTGATGTGGCAGCAAACGCGAAATCTGGGCTTACATCCTATCAGGCGCCCGCACCACCTCCAGCCAAGAAGGAGTATATGACAAAAAAGAAGCTGGAAGGGCTGGTTGCAGACGTTGATACCCAGATCGCGGATTTGCAGGAACAGTTCAAGTTTGCGAGCGGAGGGTTTAGCTATGAAGAGGTGATAACGCAGCATGGCAAGCTGGAAGATTTCGCGCGGGGCAAAAAACTGGCTGTGTTAAAAGACCTACAGGATCAGCTTGGAGAGCTTACTTCGCAAAAGGATCAATGGCAGGAAGCCTTAAACAAAAAATTGGCTGCCGCTGAAATCAAGAAGCTGAAAAAAGAATCTTTTCTGCTGCAAGACCAGATTGACGCATTCGACATCAAGACCTATACGGGTATTTGGAAAGACGATGTGACAACTGCTGACTGGCTGGCAAAGCACGGTTCTATTCAAGCTAAGAAGGACTACTTCAACGATAAGCTGCTTTATGCCGCAGATGCAGATGAAACGGACAAATGGAAAACGCTGCTCCAACAGCTTGAAGCATTCGACACAGAGGGCAAGGCGTATTATGACCTCCAGTCACAGTGGAAGAAGCTTCAGGGGGATTTGCAACTTCTTCAAAATAGTGGTAAAATAAACAGTGCGGGGGATGCTTACACACAGGCCCGGAAAGATGCCGCGTTGTGGGCTAAAAGCACAAAGGCCGCGGATGATCGGCTCCGGGAAGTATGTGGGCAGGTGTGGCAGAAAGCCAGCAGCAGTGAGCGCCACGCGATTTATGATTATACCAGCGGTTCCGGAAAATTTAACCGACCTTTGTCCGGTTTTAGAAAGCCATATTATGAACCGGGAACCGGATGGGAGCCGAAGTATTTTAAGGGCGTCAATCAGGTTTGGATTGACTTTGAAGGGGCCGGTGACGAGATACGGGCAATGACAGAACTGATTAGCCGTTCCACCTATGATTTTGATGCGTGGTTCCAGCGCGGATGTGATGGCAACGCTCTTGAATCTTTCCTTGGACTTTCCCCCGGAACATTTTGCCGAATGACGGAAGCCGAACTTCAAGACTATGTTGGAAACCAAAATAGAATGTGGGGATTTACCTCTTGCGGCGTGTCAAAGGGCAAGGGATTCAGTAGCAAGCCCATTATCATCAATATGTATGTTCCGCAGGGTACACAGATGATGTATGCGGAGCCGTTTTCCGCTTTTGGTAATGGTGGCGGTTTCAGTTGGGACGGCATATCCCCACAAAGTAGTTTTGGAAATGAAGCGGAAATAATCATTCAGCGCGGCGCATATTACGAAATTACCAAAATCGAAAAATCAGGCGGCACAATTTACATTGACATGGAAGTTCATCCCGAAAAGGGTTATGACCTATTCCAGCAAGACCCTGCCGAATGGAAAGGCAGCACAGAGAAAGGAAAGTGACCATGGAAAAACAGAAAGAAAGCAATCTTCATCAACCGTTATTTTTTGGGGGCAAATCTATAAAGGCTACTCATTGCCACACTTGCAGATTTGCTTGGATTCACAATCCCCCAAAAAAGTTGCCGGAAAATGGGTATTGCAAAATCTATGAATCCCTGGAATCAAAGCCGGAAGAAGTTTTGTTTGATGGTGCACCGTGCGAGTATTACGAGCCGGACAAAGGGAAGTTTGAAAAATAACTTTCAATGGAGGTAGTGACATGAAAACGAAACGGGTTATAAAATCAATCCCGTGTTCGAACGGAAAACTCTTCGGGACGATAGGGACGCAGCGAAAAATTTTAGCAGAATGCGAGCCTGTCATTGAGGTGTACCGGCAGGACAATCCGATAACTGTATTGGGAAGGACATCCCATGCGCTGAAAAGCTATCATATCGCAATTGTCTTATGTGACGGGACATCTCTTGCGCCGGGGGTTGATTACAATCTGGTGCAAAAGGTTTCCGGATACGACATGACTGCGGATGTTTTGCTGGAAGGGAATATTCTAAAGCAGATTTCTCTTTCCCAGTTGTATCCGGAGCTGATTGATCCCCGTGACCGGTGGGAGTTCAGCATGGAGGATCAAGTCAAAGTTGATGAACTCCTGTCGTTGAAGATTTTATATTGATTGAACCGCCTTGAAGAAGGGCGGTTTTTTATATCCAAAACTCAGATCAGAAAGGGAGAAGATCATGACAAAAGAAGAACTGATTGTGCTGGGCCTGACAGAGGAACAGGCGAAAAAGGTCCTTGAAGCAGTGAAAGAGTACGTCCCCAAAACACAGCTTGGGGAGGTGGAGCAGGAGCGGGACAGTCTGAAAGCCACGATTGCGGAGCGGGATACGTAGCTGGAAACCCTGAAAAAATCCAGCGGCGACAACGCTGCATTGCAGCAGCAGATTGCTGACTTGCAGAAAGCGAACGAGGAGCAGCAGAAAGCCCATGACGCGGAGATCACACAGCTGCGGCTGGATAATGCCGTGGAAGCGGCGCTTCTCACAGCGGGAGCGAAAAACGTCAAGGCGGTCCGCGCTCTGATGGACGCTGACAAGCTGAAGCTGGAAAAGGACGGTACGGTAAGCGGCCTTTCCGAGCAGATCAAGGCGATCCAGAAGTCGGACGACTACCTGTTCGCGGGAAAGCAGCAACAGCAGTTCCGGGGCTTTCAGCCGGGGGCTTCCGGCGACGTGAAGCCGGACGGCAATGTGGACGTTTCCAAAATGACCTATTCGGAGATGGTCGCGTATCTGGAAGCGAATCCCGGTGCGAAAATTTGAACCAGAGAAAGGATGGTAAAGCATGCCCAATACGAAGTTTGATTCCAAAAGCTTCAATCCGGAGGCGTTCGGCAGATATGTCGAACGGATCCCCAACGTCAAGAAAAACCAGCTGATCCAGTCCGGCGCGGTCGGCACGAACGAGAACGCGAAAACCGCCCTTGCCAGTCAGACAGGCTCCCTCTATGCCCGTATCCCCTACTTTGGGCGGATCAGCGGCGCAACCTCACAGAACAACGATGGCGGCACGGACATCACTTCCACCAGCACGACCACCTATGAACAGGGGTTCGTGACCGCATCCCGGATGGATTCTTGGACAGAACGCAGCTTCAGCAAGAACATCACAGCGGGCGTTGACTTTATGGACAATGTAGCGCGGCAGATCGCCGACTACAAGCTGGAAGTGAAACAGGCTATGCTGCTTGCGATCCTGAACGGCGTTTTCTCGATGTCTACCACGGGCGGCAGTGTTGCGGCAAAGGCTGCGAAGGAATTTATCGACAAGCACACCTATGACATCTCCGGTAAGACCGGAGAAGATGCTCTTGTGGGAGCAACTACCTTGAATACGGCGATCCAGCAGGCTTGCGGCGACAACAAGAACATCTTCAAGCTGGTTATCATGCACAGCGCGGTTGCAACCCGGCTGGAAAATCTGCGGCTCCTGAAATACATGACCTACACGGACAAAGACGGCATCCAGCATGACCTTGCGCTTGGGACGTGGAACGGACGCACAGTGCTGATCGACGACGACATGCCCGCGGAGAATCTGGACGCAGGCGGTACGAAGTACACAACCTATGTTCTGGGCGAAGGCGCGATTGTCCTTGATGATATTGGAGATTCGGTGCCTTATGAGATGAGCCGCGACCCTAAGACCAATGGCGGGCAGGATACGCTTTTCGTGCGGGACCGCTATATCTGCGGCGTGGATGGGATTTCCTTTGAGAAGCCCGCAAGCGTGACAGCTTCGGCTTCCAATGCCGATCTGAAAACCGGGGCCAACTGGAACATCATCAACGACGGGAAAGAGGCCATTTCTCATAAGGCGATCGCGATTGTGCGGATCATTTCGCAGGGGTAAGGAAAGGCGGCGGCTTTTGTGTATGAGAAGATAGTCGAACTGCTTGCGGCTATAGGATACGGCGCGGTTTCAGACAGCGACGAAATTGCATTGCGTTTTGTCATTTCCAAGGTGGAAAGCGAGATCCGGAACGAAATCAACTGGAAAGAGGTCCCGCGGGAGCTGGAAAACGTCCTCGTCTGCCGCGTGGTGGGCGAATTTCTCCTGCACAAAAAGACCTTCGCTCCCGCTGACCTTTCCATGCTGGACCTGTCCGGCGCGGCAGTCAGGCAGATTCAGGCCGGGGATACCAATTTCGTGTTCGCATCCGGTGAGGGAACGGAAACAGATGAAAGCCGGCTGTCGGCCTTCATCAACCATCTGCTTTCCTACGGTGCGGATCAGTTTTCCGCGTTCCGGCGGATCAGGTGGTAGCCATGAACATAGAGAAAGCACAAGCGGCAGCGCGGACCGCCCTTGAGAAATTTCACTACAAAGACCTGTGCGGCGTGAGCGTGTATCAGGACAGGAAAGACCCCAAAACCAAGCTGACCAGCAAGCAGGAAGTGATCTTATTGGAGGATGTCCCATGCAAGCTGTCCTTTGAGACGGTCAAAAGCGCGGAAGGGACGGACACAGCCGCCGCTGTTTCACAGACGATCAAGCTATTCCTCGCCCCCGAAGTGACGGTCCCTCCCGGCTCCAAATTGGTAGTGACGCACGAGGGGCATATGGCGGAATACAGCCGGTCCGGCATCCCTGCTGTGTACCCGACGCATCAGGAGGTAGCGCTGGTCGCTTTTGAGAGGTGGGCGTGATGAAGTTTGGAAGCTGTAATTTGGGTGGACTGAAAAAATTGCAGGAGAAGTTAAGCAAGGTGCAGCAGCCGGACATGGACGCATTCCTGACCGCCTGCGCGAAAGAGCTTGCCGCCCGTCTGCTGCGGGACGTGATCCGCAATACCCCGGTTGGTGATTATTCCACGGAAGTAAAGGTGGTTGCAAAGAAGGATTCCAAACACCACAAAAAAGGGGAGACTTACACCAAGCGGGTAAACCGGAGCGGCAAGACAGGCGGTACACTGCGCCGGGGCTGGACCTCCCAGACGAAGGGGGAAGCGGCGGCAGGGCACGGAAGCGGGCTTTCCAATGTCGTCGAATTTCTGGACAAGATCACCGTCACCCATGTGGGGGATACCTACCGGATTGAACTGGTAAATCCGGTTGAATACGCTTCCTACGTGGAGTATGGGCACCGGACGCCGGATCATAAAGGGTGGGTGCCGGGAAAATTCATGCTGACGATTGCGGAAGAACATATCCGGCAGATTGCTCCGAGCCTGCTCGCGCAGCGGTTAAAGTCATTTTTGGAGGGATATTTTACATGAGATGATAAAGCTTCTGATTGAATCCATTGCGATCGCGCTGGAATCGGCTTTCGGTGAGGGCGTTACAATCTACTGGGAGGATGTGGAACAGGACTTGAAAGAGCCCTGTTTTTTTATTCAGTGTCTGGAAGCGGGGAACAACCTGTTTCGCGGGAAGCGGTATTACCGCACACATCAGTTCTGCATCCAATATTTCCCCGCTTCAACCGATACCCCTCGGGCCGAATGCGAAGCCGCGGCCGAACAGCTCTACAGCGCATTGGAATGGCTGGCTCTGCACGAGGAGGAAACGCTGTTGGGCGGGAAAAAGATGCGCCATAAGACGGTTGACGGCGTATTGCATTTCTTCGTGAATTACGACCTCTTTGTGATGAAACAGGCGGACTGCAACTTTATGGAGAAGTTGAACCATACCATGCAGGAAAAGAAGGGAGAGAAAACCGATGGCGGGAAAGAAACCCATGCATCTCGAAACAACTGACACAGGAGAGGTAAAGCCAGAGGCGGTATTTACAAGGAAACAGCTCGCCGCCTCAAAGCATTTCCAGCACCGGCGCGACGCGCTTCTGGCCGTCCTGGAAGAGGATAAGCGGTACACCGTCAAGCAGGCACAGGACCTGCTGGACGCATTTTTCGGAAAGAAGGTAGGATAACGAATGGCACTTGGCGGCGGCACCTTTCTGGTGCAGAACAAAAAACTTCCGGGCAGCTACATCAACTTTGTGAGCCTGCCCACAGCGAGCGCGACCCTTTCGGACCGCGGTACGGTGACGATGCCGCTTGCTCTCGATTGGGGACCGGATGACGCCGTGTTCACCGTCAAGAACGGGGATTTCATCAAGCATTCGATGAAATATTTCGGCTATGACTATACCAGTGAAAAACTCAAGGGCCTGCGCGACCTGTTCATGAACGCGATCACCCTGCATGCCTACCGGCTGAACGGCGGCGGGAAAAAAGCCGCCAACGCCTATGCCACGGCCAGGTATAGCGGCACACGGGGCAACGACCTGATTACCGTGATCTCGGCGAATGTGGACGAACCGGAGTTGTTCGACGTTTCGACCTACATGGGCGTTGACCAGATCGAAACCCAGACGGTTGCCGAAATGAAGGAGCTGTTCGACAACGATTATGTGAAGTGGAACACCGATGCGGTATTGCAGGAAACGGCGGGGATGCCGCTGGAGGGCGGAACCAACGGGGAGGTCACGGGCGGCAGCTATCAGAAATACCTTGACGCGATCGAAAAATATACCTTCAACGCCATGGGTGTTGTCACGACCGACAATACGGTCAAATCCCTGTTTTCGGCGTTTGTCAAGCGGATGCGGGATGAGGTCGGCATGAAGTTCCAGCTGGTCCTCCACCGGTACACCAAGCCTGATTATATGGGCGCGGTGAGCGTGGAAAACATCTGCACCGACGGGGCGCAGCGCGTCGATGGGAAGATGGTGCACCCGGATGAAGCCGCGCTGGTCTACTGGGTGACCGGCGTCGAAGGCGGTATCGCTGTAAACAAATCCGCCATGAACAAAAAGTACGACGGGGAGTACACCGTCGATGTCAACTACACGCAGAAAGAGCTTGAAAATGCGATTGATGCGGGCAGGTTCATCTTCCATCAGGTGGGGGATGATGTGCGGGTATTGGAGGACATCAACACGTTTGTCACCACCAGTGACACGATGGGAGACGTGTTCAAGAGCAACCAGACGATCCATGTCTGCGACCAGATTGCGAACGATGTGGCGGTGGTGTTCAACACAAAATATCTGGGCGTGGTGCCCAACGATGCGGATGGCCGGACCTCCCTCTGGGCAGACATCGTAAAGCTGCACCAGCAATTGCAGGACATCCGGGCGATTGAAAATTTTGAGGATACGGACATCACGATTGCGCAGGGCGACACCAAGATGGCAGTTGTTGTAGAAGACGCGATCACGGTCATCAACGCGATGGGCAAGCTGTATATGACCGTAACCGTATCCTGAGAAAGGGGATGAAGGAAGATGGGGAGCAGGGTTATCATGCACGGCAAGGATACCGTTTTTGCGGCGCTTGCCGAATGCTATATCACCGTAGGAACAAGACGGTATAACTTCATGCAGGCGATCAACCTGGAAGCAAAGTTTGAGAAAAACAAGGTGGAGGTTCCCATTCTGGGGAAGCCCGGCAAGGGCAACAAGGCCGCGGGATGGAAGGGAACCGGATCGGCAACCTTCCACTATAACACGTCGATCTTCCGCCAGATGATGCAGCAGTACAAGGACACCGGAGAGGACGTTTATTTTGACATCCAGATCACCAACGAGGACCCGACCTCCAAGGTGGGGCGGCAGACGATCGTTTTGATCGACTGCAACATTGATGGTGGTGTTCTGGCGAAGTTCGACGCGGACGGCGAATATCTGGATGAGGATATGGACTTCACCTTTGAAGATTTCAAGATGCCGGAGACCTTCAGGCATCTGGACGGGTTCCTCACCAACTAACGATGGTTCAAAAAGGAGAGATGCAGCATGTCAACTTTTGCACAGTTCATGAAAGAGAACAAGAAAAAGAAGGAAAACACAACCTATGCCGCGACCCGTTCCATTGTGGATAAGAACGGCGAGCCGGTTTTGTGGACGCTCAGACCGGTTTCCAGCCGGGAAAATGCCGAGATCCGGGAGGACTGTATGGAGGAAGTGCAGGTCCTCGGCAAGCCCAATGCGTATCGGCAGAAGATGAATACCGCAAAATACATCTCCAAAATACTGGTCGCCTCGTGCGTCAGCCCGGACCTCTACGACCGGGAATTGCAGGATTCCTACGGGGTGATGTCCCCGGAGGACCTGCTGTTCGCGCTGGTGGACGATCCGGGCGAGTATGACGCATTTACAGCCTTTGTGCAGGATTTTAACGGGTTTACCAAATCCTTTGAGGAGAAGGTGGAAGAGGCAAAAAACTGATCGAGGGGGACGATCCGGAAGCGAACTACGCTTACTATTGTCTCCACAAACTGCACATCCGCCCAAATCAGTATCTGAGGATGGACGATCAGGAAAAGGCGTTCATCATCGCGGCGATCCGCATCAAGCTCGAAAAGGAGAAAAAAGCTGCCCAAAAGGCGGAACGTCCAAAAGGCCGGAGAAGGAGAAGAAGAAGGTAAGAATATGGGAATTTTGCAGAGCGGGGTTGAGCTGTACGACGGTTTCAGCCCAGTCTTAAACAACATCATAAACGCCCTGAACCTTACCGTTTCAGCCTTTGGGGACATGCAGCGCATCAGCGGCAATGATGTGGATACCCGTTCCCTGGATGGAGCGTGGGAAGCCGCAAACAAGGCGACCATGGCGATGCAGGCGCTCAATGACGCGTATTCTCAAATCGGGGGCGGGGAGGTTCCCGCCACCGTAGAGGTCCCTGTCGTGTGGCCGACAGAACAGATGCCTGTTTTTACAGGTACAGGGATCGAGCGATTCCGGCAGGAGGTTCAGATCGCCACAGACCTGATGAGCGATTTGAATCATGCACAGCTTCAGATCAACGCGCAGGCCATGGCAGCCGAGATTTTGCCTCCCAACGCTGCCGCAGATTTGAACCGGATACAAAACCGGATGCAGGCCATTCAGGCCCGGATTTCTCAGATTGCCAACAACCCCATCAACATGGGTTCGGAGCAGGCAAACAATGAATTGGAACAGCTGCGGATGCAGTTAGGCCAGGCCCTGACAGCGCAGGAGGCGCTGAACCGCGCGGTTACAGATATGGTGGGAGCGGCCAACGATGCGTATAACCGTCTGTCCCAGATTGTGGGGGGAACCGAACGGTATATCCGGGATAACGTGGACGAACAGGGCCGTTTCAATAACGCGATCCATCAGGGGGTAAGCGCCGCGGACAGCCTGTCCAACGCCATCCGGAATGCGGTGGCCGGGTTTGTCGGGTTGGCTGGGATGAGAAAGGCATTCGGGGTCATACAGGAAAGCACCGGCCTGTTCGACACACAGTTAAATGCTGAAATCCAGCTCTCCACTGTATTGGGGAATATGCTGGAGGAGGATGTGGACGGGGCATTTGATACCATTACGGCCAAGGCGAGTGAAATTCAGGGCATTGGCATCT